AAGAAGCTGGAAAAAAGCCATGGTTGAGGCGTTCATGAAAGGGGCGAGAAGATGAAGGATGAAAGCAGAACACCGAAGAAACCGCAGGCTGTACTGAGCGTGTTTGGTGGAACAGCCTACGAGTGCCGAAACTGCGGCGATGAGGTGCAAAAGTATCTGCCGTATTGCCCGTGGTGCGGACAAATGCAAGATTGGAGTGATGTGGATGAATCATGAAGGATACCGTGATCCGACAGCAGACAGAGCCGTGCGAAAGGCGGATAAGATGCCGAAGCACATCAGAAAGATATTTGATGCGTTGAATACGGTTGTGAGTGTGCAGGGGATCAAAGTGACGGAAATCACTGACAAGCACACCGGAAGAAAGTGGAAACTGTGATACATACGAGGGGAGGCGATGCCGGTGGAGATCAGAAAGCGAGATATGAAGCTGAGCGATCATAATATCTCAAGAGACAAATACAATGAGCTGAAATACTTCTGTTTGCAATACTGGCAGAAAAAGCAGGAGATTGACAGGAACTATGGCATAGACGGTTTTAGTCAGGACGGGATGCCGAGAGGAACGTCGAGCAGCAACCCAACGGAGAAAAAGGCGTTGCGGATCGCACAGCTTAAGCGTGACACGGAGCTGATCGAGCAGACGGCGATGGAAGCGGATGCAGAAATATATCCGTGGATTCTGAAGAATGTGACGTCTGGTGTGCCGTATGAATACATGGATGTGCCGATGGGGCGTAGAAAATTTTATGAGGCGAGAAGATACTTTTTCTTTCTTCTGGCACAAAAAAGATAAAAATTTTTTAAAGTGGGTAACTAAGAGGGGGTACTTTCGTGATTTAATGGTATCATCGGTTGGTTGAAAAACTGATGCTGACATGGTTGTTACATTTACCTCTGTATTGTATATTTTAACAACTGCCGGGTCTCAACAGCCCGGCAGCATCGGAACATAGCTCAGTCGGCGAGAGCAGTCTCATGAGTAGACAAGGGCGAAGGTTCGAGTCCTTCTGTTCCGATTTCCCTGACGGGGACATATAAGAATCTTTTCTCAAAAAGAATACTACATTTTCCGCAAGAAGACATCTGGCAATGCTGGGTGTCTTTTTGTGTACTTACAAAACGACGAATAAGAGGTGGTGAGGCTTGGCAAGAGCACCGGATAAACGAATAGAACAAGCAAAACAGATGTATTTGCAGGGACAGAAATTAGTTGAGATTGCAAGTCAACTAAATATCCCGGAAGGGACAGTCCGAAGATGGAAATGCACGCACAAATGGGAAAACGAGCGTTCGGATATAAAAAGCGAACGTTCGAAAAAGAGAAAAAAAGGCGGTCAGCCGGGGAACAGAAATGCGACGGGCCCGCCTGGGAATAAGAATGCTGAGAAGTATGGATTCTTCCGGAAATACCTGCCGGAGGAAACACAGGAAATCTTCTCGGCGATTGAACAGGCTGACCCGCTGGATCTTCTATGGCATCAGATTCAGATCGCATACGCTGCCATTATACGTGCACAGCGTATTGCCTACGTGAAGGATCAGCAGGACAAGACGATCGAAAAAATAGAAAACAAAGAAGGAAACGTTTTCGGAGAGAAATGGGAAGTACAACAGGCATGGGACAAGCAGAATGAGTTCCTGAAAGCCCAGGCGAGGGCACAGGGCGAGCTGAGGAACATGATCAAGCAGTATGATGAGATGCTGCATAAAAACTGGGAGGCAGCCAGTGAGGAACAAAAGGCACGCATCCAGCAGTTAAAGGCACAGGCAGACAAGATCAGCAGGGAAAACGGAAACGAAGATCAGGAAGATGGGGTGGAGATTATCAATGATGCACCAAAAGAAACAGGTACGGATATCTGATATTGTGATCCCGAAATATCTGCCGGCGTTCAATAGCAGGAAGTACAGGCACATTATCCTGACATCGGGGCGGGCCGGCACAAAGTCCAGTTTTGTGGCAATCCGTGCCAACTATCAGATCATAGCGGACAGCCACGGATCTGTGGTGGTGCTGCGTAAGCATCACAATAAGCTGAGAAAAACAGTGTATAAAGAGATGCTTCGTGGAATTGGCAGACTGCAAATACCGAAGAACCGCTTCCGGATCACAAAGTCACCGATGGAGATTAGCTACCGGAAGAACGGTTCGACCATATACTTTTCCGGATCAGATGGCATTGACGATACCAAAGGTATCATTGATGAGGACAAGCCGATCAAACTGGTCATCCTGGACGAGCTGACAGAGTTTTTTGAGGACGGTGAAGGAGAAGATGAACTGCAGAACATTGAAGCAACGTTCATCCGCGGCAACAGTTCCGGGTTTCAGATGATCTACCTGTTCAATCCACCCAAGAACCCGAATGCCCCGATCATGGAATGGCTGAAGAAGATGGAAGAACGCCCGGACTGCATCCACATCCACACAGATTACAGGGATGTACCGGAAGAATGGCTGGGGCGTGACCTGATCGAGACTGCCGAGACTATGATGCGTCTGGATAAAAAACAATACAGCTGGGTATGGCTGGGAGAGTGTATCGGCGTTGATGAACTGATTTATTATATGTTTTCCGGACGGCACAAAGGCAGGCCGGAAGAAGGACAGAAATATAACCTGATCGGCATCGGGGCAGACTACGGACAGCAGAACGCAACGACCTATCAGGCCTGCGGTATCAACGAATATCAGTGTCGTCTGGATGGCTTACAGGAGTATTACCATTCGGGCAGGGAAACCGGAAAGCAGAAATCACCATCAAAGTATGCGGCTGATTTTGCAGACTTCGTGGAATCCCTGCAAGAGGCATATGGTTGCAACATCTTCTACCTGTACTTAGACCCATCGGCACGGGGACTGCAGGAAGAAATCAAGAGAACCTGCCGACAGAGAGGCCTGACCATACATTTCAAGGATGCACAGAACGAGGTCGCACTTGGGATTGCCAGGGTTCAGAAACTGCTGACCTATGGGATTCTTCGGATATCGCCGGATCAGAAGCACCTGATCGAAGAATTTGGCTTATACGAATACGACAGGAAACTATTAGATAAGGGCAGAGAAGTACCGGTAAAAGAGCACGACCATTGCCTCGATGCCCTGAGGTATCTGGTCATGGGGCTCTGGAACAGGGTGAAGCGGTTCCTGCCAAAGGAAGAAAGGGAGGACAGAAATTGAATATTTTTCAATATTTTCGAAAGAAGGGAATCAATACGCTCCCTTCTTCTTTTTACGGAAAAATAGCGGAGTGGGAGAGCTGGTATAACGGAAATGTGAAACGGTTCACTTTCTACCGTGTGTATACCGGCAGGGGATGCTATAGCAGATGCAAGCGTCACAGCCTCGGCATGGCGAAGAAAGTCTGTGAGGATATGGCAGATCTGCTGCTGAACGAACGTGTGACGATCGTACTGGATGACCAGAGAACGGATGCGTTTGTTCGTCAGATCTTGCAGGACAACCATTTTGACACACTTGGAAATGAATACCAGGAACGAAAGGCGTGCTCTGGAACCGTTGCCTATGTTCCGTGTATCGAGGACTTGCAGAGCGGTCTGCTGGGCGAAGTGACCGGCGGAAGAATCAAGATCAATTATGTGACTGCAAAAAATATCTTCCCGGTCAGTTGGGAAAACGGAAAGATTCAGGAAGTAATATTTGCATTTCCGAAAACCTATTGCACAAAGAGATATCTGCACTTGCAGCATCACAAGGTCGGAGGGGATGGAAATTACCGCATTGAAAATACCGTACTGCTGGTGACGGCAGGTTCGACCTGCGGGCAGGAGCTTACCGAAGAAGAGTGGCAGGAGGTTCCAATCTTTGCCGGGCTTCCGGAAGAGATCGAGACCGGATCGGCAGAACCACAATTTGTGATCGACAGGCTGAACATGGTCAATAATGCCGATATGGAAGACGAGGAGAACCCGATGGGTATAAGCCTTTTTGCGAACAGCATCGACATACTGCGGAAGATCGACACAGAATATGATTCTTACGCCAACGAGTTCGGACTTGGACGCAAGCGGATTTTTGTGGCTCCGGAGATGCTGACGGATGAGAACGGCAATAAGGTCTTTGACGAGAATGACACGGTATTCTACAGTCTGCCGGAAGAAACCTTGAAAGACACAAATCCAATCTATGAAGTCAACATGGAGCTGCGTACAGAGCAGCACAGCAAGGCTTTAAACGATGACCTGAATTACCTGTCCATGAAATGCGGATTCGGGACAGAACGCTATAAGTTCGAAAAGGGGACGGTTGCAACGGCAACGCAGGTGATCTCGGAAAACAGCGATATGTACCGGAGCTTGTGCAAGCATGAAATCGTGCTTCAGAGTGCCCTGGAAGAACTGATTCGCATCATCATCCGTCTTGGCATTGCCCTCGGTGAACCACTGAGAGAAGACGTAGAAGTCACAATCAACTTCGATGATTCCATCATCGAGGATAAGGAGGCAGAACGCCAGAGAGACCGGCAGGATGTCTCCATGGGAGCCATGGGGGTAGATGAGTACCGGGCAAAATGGTTCGGTGAAACACTGGAACAGGCCAGAAAGAACCTGCCAGTGCAGAACAACGTGATGGAGTGATGTCATGGCAGAGGAGAGAACCGCACCGGATGTGCAGCGGATGGGGCTGCAGGCTGAGAAGATCTGGAGGGAAGCCGAGAGGCGTATCATGGAAGATGTTATCCGCCGGATTAGAAAGACCGGAGAGATCACATCAACGGCAGATTACCAGATTAACCGTCTGATCGAGATGGGCAAGTCCCGCGAAGAGGTGGAGCGGATCATCAAGGAAGCACTGGGGGCAACCTGGGCAGAAATGTTTGAGATGTATGACAAGGTAGCGGAATGGGAATACGTCCGCAACCGGGAGATCTATGAACAGGTCAATGATGATTTCCTGACGCCGGAGGATAACAAATGGCTGCAACAGCTCACAGAGGCGACCAAGAAGCAGACGAAAGACACGCTCGTTAATATGGCACAGAGCTACGGATTTTCAGTCCTGATGGCAGGGAAGCGGGTATTCACACCATTTGCCGAGTACTACCAGAAATACGTGGACACGGCCATCCAGGACGTTGTGACGGGCGGCACAGACTACAACTCGGCGATCCGGAAAGTCGTCACCCAGATGACGAACAGCGGGCTGAGGGTGGTGGATTATGCTTCCGGGCATACGAACCGGGCAGACGTGGCAGCACGCAGAGCCGTCCTTACGGGCGTGAACCAGATCACGGCACAGGTCAGTGAGCACAACGCAGAAAAACTCGATACAGAGTATTTTGAAGTGTCCTGGCACCCATGTGCAAGACCAGATCACCAGACATGGCAGGGCAGGGTGTTCAGCAAGAAGGAATTAGGGACGGTCTGCGGATACGGAACCGTCACAGGATTGTGTGGTGCCAACTGCCGGCATACGTTCCACCCGTTCATTCCTGGCGTTTCCGAACGTCTCTATCCGGATGACTGGCTGGAAGAGCAGAACAAAAGGGAAGCCCAGACAAAAGAATGGAACGGTAAGCAGCTCAATGCCTACGAGCAGACCCAGCAGCAGAGGAAGATGGAGACCGCCATGCGTGCCCAGCGTCAGAAGATTCGGCTGTTAGAAGAGGCAGGAGCTGACAAGGATGACATCATGCTGGAAAAAGCAAAGTACCAGGGACAGCTGAACGAGTATAAGCAGTTTAGCAAGAAAATGGGACTTGTGGAACAGCGTGAACGAATCTATCAGGATGGACTGGGCAAGGTAGCGACCAACACGAAACAGCAGAACGCACGCTATACACCGGAGATGATACGAAACGCAAAGATTGATTCGAACCAGTACAAACGGTACAAGGAAGTGCTGAAAGAAGATGCTGGAAGTCTTGCGGATTTCAGGCAGATGAAGTATAATGACCCTGAAAAATGGAAGTTCGTCGAAATGGATTATCAAAGACAAAAGGAGCTTCTGGAACATCCAGAGCTTAAACTACCGAATGCAGAAACGGCTATTTTACCAGAGCCTAAGTTTACGAAATATCTTTTTGATGAAAACAGTCAAAAAGGGTATCCAAAGGGAAGAGCCTTTACAGATCGCTTGGGCTATGAAATGGGAAATTGGCAGGAACTTCAAAAAGCGTTAAAACAGGGAGCTGTGAAATATCCGGCTCAGTATGTTGATAATAATGGATACGGCGACAGATATGTCCAGAAGATGATTCTTTATGGTAAAAAAGAAACACCAGCAAATGTAGTTGTAGCATGGCTCAGGACGGAAGATGGCACAACAAAGTTGACTAGTGCGTACATTAAGGAGGCGAAGTAAATGCTCATAAAGGAATATGACACAATTCTTCTAAAAGATGGACGAAAAGCAGCAGTTGTGGAGATATTAGACGATACGCATTTTCTGGTAGATGTGGGTGATTCGCCTACAGATTGGGATACTATTGATGCAACTATTGATGATATAGTGAAAGTTATTGACAACTAAGAAAAATAAGTATTTACCACTGGTCTTTCGACTGGTGGTATTTTTGTACCCATTTTTAAGGAGGTGATTTCAAGATGTTTCAAAAAATAATGCAGTACTTTTGTAAACATAAGTACAGAAAACGGTATAATCATAAATCTGGCACTTATGAACGGAAATGCATTAAATGTGGAAAGCGAGGATAAAAACATGATTATTACAGGAATGGCACATTTTGAAAGCGTTTGTAAAAAGAAACTGGTTAATTGGTACAACAAGAATGGTTTTGCCGATACACCGGTAACGCCGCCAATTGACTTATCTAACGTATTCGTAGTATGGAGCTGCAAGACTTTACAGAATTACAAATGTCTTGTATCTACTACGGTGAGTGGTGATGGTATCTATGCAGAGTATACATACAACGGTGATAAGCAGGAACTTTACGAAGATGTGTACAAGAAAATGACAAATACATGCTATACGGAGGAATAAAAACATGAAAAAATTATTTATCAGCCAGCCAATGAAAGGCAAATCAGACGAGGAGATTTTGAGAGAGAGGAAAAGAGCAATCCAGTGTGCGGAAAGACAGTTAAATGAACCGGTAGAGGTCATTGACAGCTTCTTCCAGAGTGCACCGGTAGACGCAAAACCGCTCTGGTTCCTGGGAAAATCCCTGGAACTTCTGGCGGGTGCTGATATTGCGTATTTCACAAAAGACTGGGAAGGAGCAAGAGGATGCCGTATCGAACACACTTGTGCACTGGAATATGGCATTGAAACAGTCGTGGAAGATTATTCCAATGACTGAACACTACACCGTCACAAAAGACGCAGACAGGCTTGCACCGAACTGGCTGGCGAGCCGGATCAATTACAAGACAATCAAATTATTATACCGGGACAAAGACGGACACGCAGAGTTGAAGGGGGTGAAGATTGGCGATGAAGTGGCACAGATTGGCGACACGGTACAGTTCAACGGCAGACGGTTATCCGTAGGAAGGCGGTGAGAAAAGCATGATAACCATTAAAATGACGGAGCACAGTATCCGGATGACCGGTCACGCCGGGACACATTCCGAGAGCGGTGCTGACCGTGCATGTGCGGCGGTATCCGCACTGACCTGCAACCTGGTCAATTCACTGCATGATCTGACGCAGGACAAGATACGGGCGGAATTAAGCAGTGGAGATGCAGACATCCGGTGGGATCGCCTGTCAGAACAGGGAAAGCTGTTGATGGATTCGTGGTTTCTTGGAATCACGGAGATCAACCGGGAATACAACTGCATACAGTTTCAGTAACGGGCACCCTGTGAGGTGCTTTTCTTATGCCCAAAACATGAAGGCGTTAAAAGCTTGGGAAAATCTCGAAGGAGGAAAACACAATGTATAAAAAAATGAATTTAAGGCTCTTTGAGGACGGCAATGCAGGAGGAGCCGGCTCTGCTGGACAGGGTGACGGTGCCGGGAATGGAGACGGCGGCCATACGGGAAACGCCGGGGCAACATATAGTTATGAACAGGCGGAAGAGATTGCAAACGCAAGGGCAGGCAAAGCGGAACGTGCGGCACTTGCCAATTATTTCAGACGCCAGGGCATGACGGAGGAAGAAATCACGACAGCAATCAGTGATTTCAAAGCAAAGAGACAGGCGAGTAAGCCGGATGTGGCTGCCATCGAAAAAGAACGCGATGACGCAAAAAAAGAACTGGAATCGTACAAACAGAAAGACATCCTGAAAGAAAACGGTGTAGATGCAAAGTACACAGATTTTGTGTTGTTTGAGGTATCGAAGAAAGTGGATGACAAGACCGATTTCAAAACAGCTTTAAAAGCGTTTCTGAAAGATAACCCGCATTATGCAGGTGGCGGTTATCGTGTGAACACACAGACAAAACAGAATGGGGCGGCAGGATCCGGAGGCACAGCCGGAAACAATACCAATGATTTTGTTAATTCCTTAATCAGAAAGGCGGCAAGAAGATGAGAAAAAGAATGAATTTAAGACTGTTTGATTTAGATGCATCCCTGATCGACCGCAGCGGTGCAGAATCCCTGATCCCGGAGCAGTATGCAAGGGAGATCATCCAGGGCGTTGTATCAGAATCAGCAGTACTGAGAATGGGCAGAAGACTGCCGAACATGAGTTCCAACAAGTACCGCATGCCGGTACTGGACATGCTCCCGATGGCATATTTTGTGAATGGGGACAACGGACAGAAACAGACCACAAAGATGTCATGGGATAAGAAATACATCACTGCGGAAGAAATTGCAGTCATTGTACCGATCCCGGAAGCAGTTCTGGAAGACGCAGACTACGATATCTGGGGCGAGGTAAGACCGAGGGTACAGGAAGCTTTTGGAAAGGTGATTGACGGTGCAGTACTTTTTGGAGTTGAAAAACCGGCATCCTGGAGGGATGACCTGGTAGCAACCGCAACGAAAGCCGGAAGCGTTGTAAAAACAACGGCTGACCTGTATGCGGATATCATGGGTGAGGATGGTGTCATTGCAAAGGTAGAACAGTCCGGCTATTTTGTGAACGGACACGTTGCAGATATTTCCGTAAGGGCGAAACTCAGAGGTCTGAAAGATACGACCGGACAGCCAATTTTCAAAACCGATATGCAGTCCGGCACAAATTACACGCTGGACGGTTCCGGTATGTATTTCCCGAACAACGGAACTTTTGATAAAACGAAAGCACAGATCATCACAGGCGATTTCTCGCAGCTGGTTTATGCGATGCGTCAGGACATTACATTCAAACTCTTCACCGAGGGTGTTGTCCAGAATACAGACGGCACGATCGCTTATAACCTGATGCAGAACGACATGGTGGCACTGCGTGCAGTTATGCGTCTGGGCTGGGAGATCCCGAACCCGATCAATTCCCAGCAGAAAGACAAGGCAAAACGTTGTCCGTTTGCAGTCCTTGCACCTGCAGTATGAAAAGAACAGGGAGGCGGTGAAGCATGGCACACTACGCAGAGTTTGGGTACTACCGGGATGAATACGAAGGCGGTATCGAAAAAGAAGCAGATTTCAAAAAATGCAGACGCATTGCAGAAAGCTATATTGACCAGTACACACTGAACCGGATCACCGATCCGGAAACCGTGCCTGGATTAAAGGACTGTACCTGTGAAATGACAGAAGCGGTCTTTGATGTGTGCTATAAGGATGACGGGCAGGTTAAGAAGTCCGAAACGACAGACGGGTATTCTGTCACCTACGTGACGGAAGTGTCGGACGGAACAGATTGGACAGCTCTGCTTGGACAGAAGATGTACCAGATCTGCAGGCGTTACCTGCTCCATACCGGTCTGCTCAGCAGGAGCCTGAAATGCTGACCAACACTGACGCAACCCTCTACCACCGCCGTTATAATCCAGTTACCCGTCTGGATGAATGGGGGTGTACATACATCCCGGCTATTTGGTGGTATGAGGCAGAACAGTCCAGTGTCACCACGGAAGGCAGGAAGACCGCGGACACTTTCACGGTCCGCATCCCAGATATAACAGTCCTGGTGAAAAAGGATGATTACCTGGTAAAAGGGCAGTGCAGCGTGCAGATGAAGACGGCGAAAGACCTGGCCGGCACAGAACACTTCAAGGTGTCGGCGGCAAATTATAACCGGTACGGAGGAAATCCGCACATCAAGGTGACAGGGGGTGCATGATGGCAGAGACCAGGAAAACGTTCCAGATCCGGCAGCCGCAGGACGTCCGTTACAGCGGACATGGCAGCGGCGGATTCACAGCAAGCCTAGAATGGGATGCCGGGCTTGCAGCAAGGCTTAACAGAAATCTTGCCAGGGCACAGACCTACGTGGATCAGACATGTATAGACCGTATGGAACCGGAAACACCGTTCCGGAGCGGTGTACTGAGGGAAGCGGCAACGCTTGGCACGGTTACCGGTTCCGGTCTGATCGTGCAGTCCACACCATATGCCAGAAGACAGTACTATGAGCACAAAAAGCAGTCCAAATGGTTCGAACGTATGAAGAACCGGCACAAGGACAGTATCCAGAAGGAGGCGGGTAAAATTGCATGCGGAAAGTAGCATCATCGAGAGCATCCGCACATTCTTCCTGACCTGTCCGTTTTTACATGACGGCCGGGTCAACGTGGATTACCTGGGGGAGGAGATGAGTTATTCCATCGACCCGCTCCCATGTGACCCGGTGATCCAGAAATATGTGGATGGCGGGAAAAAGAAACAGTACCAGTTTGCGGTCTGTTCCAAGGAAGTCTATGACGAGGACGCCAGGGTGAATATCGAGAACAGCGGCTTCTACCAGGAGCTTCAGGAGTGGCTGGAAGAGTCCTCGGACAATGGGGAACTTCCGGAACTGGCAAACGAAAAACAACATGCAACAGCAGTTGAAACATTAAACAGCGGTTACCTGTACGATGCCGAAGCTAATCTTGCTACGTATCGTATCGAGTGCCGCTTAATTTATGAACAGGAGGCTTAAATTATGGCAGAAAAAAATAATAAAACGAAATTAGTCAAGAGAACCGGCAGGGTGTCCTTCTACGGCGTACCGGCCAGCGATGGGGCAGAGCCAACAGAATTTACCCGTATGGAGAAGTTCACGACACTTTCAGAGTCCAAGAACCCGACCACCTATGAACGCCAGTACGTGGACAAGGATTCCAGCGACAGCGACGTGACCGGTTACGGCACCTCATGGTCCTATAACTTCGACATGCACGAGAACAACCCGATCCTGATGGACATCGCATCCGTGCACGATGACGAGCTGACCGGGGAGACCAGGAACATCGTGGTCGTGGACTTCTTCGACAAGGGCGAAGCGACCAAAGAGGATGAATTCGTGGCAAGAAAACGTGAGTTCTCCATCCTCCCGGATGCATCCGGTGACGGAACCGATGCACTGCAGTATTCCGGGTCGTTCGGCGTGAAGTCCGAACCGGTCAAGGGCTATGCCAAGGTTGCGGCAGACGGCAAGAGCTGCACGTTCCTGGAAAAGCCGACCGTAGGCTGATGACCTGTGAACCCATTATATGAACCACTGCCGAAAAGCGTTGAGGTTGGGGGCGTCCTGTACCCGGTCAAGACGGACTTCCGGGCAGTGCTGAAGCTGATCGGGGAAGTGAAGCAGGCAGGGGAGCCGGGCAGCCGGCTCTTTCTGATCCTGCGGTTATACAAAAAAGAGATTCCGCCGGACATCCAGGGGGCCGTCCAGGCAGTCACGGATTTCATTGCCGGCATCCGGTCAGCAGAAAAGGAAAAAGAGCGTGAAGGCAGTGGAAAGCAGACGTTCAGCTATGAGAAGGATGCACCGTATATCGTCAGCGATTTCCGGAACTATTACGGCATTGACCTGCTGGCCTGTAAATATCTGCACTGGCAGAAGTTCCAGATGCTGCTGGAAGGCCTGCCGGATGATTCCGGCACGAAAACCCGCATCGGCTACCGTTCGATCGATGCCGGAAAGATCAGGGACAAACAGGAACGCCAGCGAATCCAGAAGATCCAGCGGGCAATATCCCTGGAAGACGAGCGGGATGAGGAACAGATCGGTGACCTGTTCGCGGCTGCGATGTGGGGAGACTGATAAGAAGATGGGAGGCAGGAAATGGCAGACGGAACACTAAGATTTGACACTGAGATCGACGAGAGTGGATTTCAGAAAGGCTTAAAGCGGATCGAGCAGGCAGCGAAGGGTGCAACGCAGCAGACTGCCTCCGATGCACGGGATGCGGCAAAACAGGCAGAGCAGGCCGTTTCCCAGGCGACAGAGGAAGCAGGGAAAGAGGCAGAAAAAGCGGCAAAGCAGGTGGAAAATGCACTGGAAGATGTGCAGGACGCAGCAGAAGATGCGGCGGATGCGGTCACAGATGCGGCGGAAGATGCCGGACAGGATGCCGCAGAGTCTGTGCAGGACGCTGTGGACAACATTGTGGAATCTGTGGAAGAAGCAGGCGAGAGTGCAGCGGAAGCAGTAGAGGATGCCATGTCGGATGTTGCGGACAGCGTTTCGGATGCGGCAAAAGACGTCGGAGACAGTGCCTCTGACATAGGCGACAGCATCGGGGACGGGTTCGAGGAAGGGACAGACCAGGCAAGTACAGCTATTGATGCCCTTGCACAGGCCCTGGTAGCTGCCGGGGTGACTGCATCCGTCAAGGCGATCACGGAGGCACTCATGGGCTGCACGCAGGCAAGCATGGAGTTCGAAACGGCGATGGCCAAGGTTGGCACGATTGCAGATGAGTCGCAGAAGCCGCTCGGTGATATGAGGAACGAGATCCTGGCATTGTCCGGTGAAACCGGCAAGAGTGTCGGGGAACTGGCAGAAGCGACCTACCAGGCCATTTCTGCATCGGTAGCGACCGAAAGTGCGGTGGATTTTGTCGGTACGGCGAACAAGCTGGCTGTCGGTGGGTTTTCCGACACCACGACCGCCGTGGACATCCTGACGACCGCCATCAATGCCTATGGTATGTCTGCGGATGATGCAGCGAAGATCTCAGACGTCCTGATCACGACACAGAACTTAGGTAAGACATCCGTTGCACAGTTAGGTGCCAGCATGGGCATGGTCATCCCGCTGGCGGCAGCGTACAACATGGACCTGGAAGACCTGTCGGCAAGTTATGCATTGTTGACGGCCAACGGTACACAGACCGCCCAGGCGACGACCTACGTCAAGGCGGCCCTGAACGAACTTGGAAGCACAAGTTCTGTTGTCGGCTCAACGCTCAAGAAGAAAACCGGCAAGACCTTCGCCGAACTTATGGCAGAGGGCAATTCTCTCGGGGACGTTTTGCAGGTACTGGCGGACAGCGTGGACGGTGACACGACCGCATTCAACAACATGTGGTCGAGTTCCGAGGCCGGCGTCGGTATGCTGTCCATCCTGAACAGCGGAACGTCCAAATACAACAGCCTGGTGCAGGCGATGGAAGGAAGCACCGGGGCGGCAACCACTGCATTTGAGAAGATGTCAGAAACCGGGGAATTTGCTCAGCAGCGTTTCCAGAACGCCATCGAGAACCTGAAGATAGCGATCGGTGATGAGCTTGCACCGGTGCTGATGGAACTCCAGCAGAGCGGGGCAGATGCGATGGAATGGGCAACGGAGTTCGTCAAGGAACACCCGGAAGTAGTGGCGGCAGTCACGGCACTGGCAGCAGCCCTTGCAGTACTGGCAGCAGCACTGGTCGGGTTGTTGGTCGTTCAACAGGTTACAACAGCATTTACGAAGTTTTCAGCGGCACTCCTTGCGAATCCAGTCGGTGCGGTGGCAGTAGCCCTTACAGCCCTTACAGCCCTTACAGCGGCAGCCGTGGCATTCGGGGCGGTCATGAAAGACCGGACATCGGAGTCAGTAAAGAACCGGAAGGCGATCGAACAGTGCAAAGATTCCTACGATGAGCTGAAAGACAGCATGGAAGAGCATGCGAAAGAGAGAAAAGAAAACATCAAAAGTGCGAAAACAGAAGCGGCTACCTACCAGAACCTTGCGGACAAACTCTACGAGCTGGCGGATAAAACAAATAAAACAGCCTCAGACAAAGCACAGATGAACACGATCGTCGACCAGCTCAACGGGGCCATGCCGGAGCTTGGACTTTCCATTGATGAAACAACCGGGGCACTGAACAGGGAGAAATCCGCAGTGGATGCCGTGATCGATTCCATGAAGCAGCAGGCACTTGCAAATGCTTATCAGGAACAGGCAAACAAGGCGGCTTCTGATCTGGCAGAGGCACAGATCCAGCTGTCAGAAGCGGAAGAAGTGCTCAACGACCTGCGGTCACAGGCAGTAAAGAAGATTAACGAACATAACGCTGCGGTACAGGACGGCACGGAATCCGTGCAGGAAATGGCGAGCAGTTACGCAGCAGCCGGTGAACCGGTTGACAAATATGCATTGCAGCTGAACGCCCTGAACGGCCAGATAAAAGAACAGAAAGAAGTCGTTGCCGGCTTACAGGGGACAACTTCGGAAGCAGATGAAAGATACAACAAAATAGCGGAGAAAGCTTACGAGTATAAAACCGCTGTTGAAGAATCAAACCAGGGCGTGGCAGATTCTGCAACAGAAATGTCCGATGAGGTCAAACAAGCCTACGAGGACATGAAAACGTCCATCCAGAACAACTTGAAAGGCGTTGTAAATGCATACGAAGATTTTTCGGGCGGTGAAGAGATTTCAGCAGGAGATGTAGTAACACATCTGAAAAGTGCAGCAAATGGTGTAGATCAGTGGGCAGATAACCTGATAACCCTTGCAGGACGTGCCGGAGAGGGCATGACGAAAGAATTTTTTTCATATTTGGTTGATCTGGGACCTCAGAGTGCAAATCTTGTCAAAGCATGCACAGAAATGTCAAAAAAAGAATTACAAGATGCAGTGGCAGCATATTCTGAGAGTGGTGGCGAAGCGGCAGAAGCCTATTCAGAGAAATTAGCTGCCATTATAACCAACTGGGACAGTACTGGTCAGGAGATCGCACAGGCGGCAGGCGAAGCCGGAGAGAAGAGCGGCAAAGAGCACACGGAAAAAGCAAAAAGCGGGATCGAATCCGGCCAGAAGGAAGTCACGGAGGCGGCCAAGAAAGGCGGAGAGGAAGCCGGAAAAGTGTCGCAGAAAGCAACCGCGGACGGAATCCAGCAGAATTCCGGGCAGGTGTCACAGGCGGCGAGCAGTTCCATCCGGAAAGCGGAAGACGCAGCACTGGGATATTACAACGGGTTCTATAACGTTGGTGCGAACCTGATGCGTGGAACCGTTGCCGGTATGACAGCCAATTCCCCGGCAGTCGAAGAAGCTGCAAGGGCAGCGGTCAGAAATGCAGTTACCGGGGCAAAAAAGGAAGGCAACATAAAATCCCCATCCCGTGTCATGCGTGACGAAGTTGGTGAGATGCTGGCGGCAGGTATGGCAGTCGGTATTGATGAAGGCAGCGGAGATGTTGAAAAGAGTGCCAGAGATCTTGCAAAAGTGTCTGTAGATGCCACCAAAGACGAGCTTGGTATCCATTCTCCATCTAAAGTTTTCAAGAACAAGATCGGAAAGAATATTGTCAGCGGTGTGATCAAGGGCATTGAAGCCGAAGTCCCGAAGCTGAAAAAGACCATGAAAAAGATGTCCGAGGAAGCTGTCAAGGCAGCCGGTGAAGTGGATGCGGCAAAGGGCGGTTATTCCGATGCGGCGTCTGCGATCATGGAATCCATCACCAGCGGGCTTGACAAGCGTCAGGAACTCCTGGTTTCCAAGCTGGATAACAAGATTGACGGCTATGTGGATAAGGTTGTAAAAAAATACGAAAAACTGGCCGAAGACAAGAAAACAGAGGCGGGCAACACCACGGATGCAACGCAGAAGAAAAAGCTCCAGGAAGAAGCAAAAAAGTTCCGGAAGAACGCCAAAAAAATCAAGAACTATGCCAATAAATACACATCAACGTTCATGGATGCCCTGAAAGAAGGGACAGAGAAAGCTTACAGTAAGATCGAAGACGACTTAGACAAGAAGCTGGACGAGATCGCAGAAAAGTACCAGAAGGCTTACGATCGGATCATTTCTTTTCGGGACGACATGAAGAAGAAAATGTCGGATCCGGCCAATATGTACGACCTGGACACCCAGCTGACACAAGTCGAGCGGTATCAGGAAGGTCTGAAAAAGCTCAAGGACAAGATACCGGAAAGCCTGATGGACCAGATCCTTGGCATGGACCTGAACGAGGCAGACAACTTCGTGGAGCACCTGAACGCAATGTCAGCGGAAGAACTGGCGGCGTACAAGGAGAAATGGGAACAGCTGCAGAGTTCGTCTAAAACCTTTTCGAAAGATTTCTTCGAACAGCGTCTGACAGATGTAAAAGCCGGATGGACGAAAGAAGTGGAAGAGGCAGCCAAAACCGCACAGGAAGCAGCCGAAGAAGCCGGAAAGAAGATCGCCAAGAGCCTGATCAAGAGTCTGAATGGCGAAAAAGAAACGCTGAAAAAATCCATGCGGGGCATTGCAAAGGATATGATCGAAGCGTTTAAAAAAGCGTTTGGGCTTGAAAAAGACGGCAAAAAAGCAGAAGGCAGCAAAGCGACAGCAGAGGCAAAGGGGGCTGGAACTGTAGCTTCGGGCAAGACATCAGCAAAGAAAAAGAAAACGACTGCCAAAACCAAAAAGGAAGAAAAAGAATGGCAGGTATACCGGGAAACAAAAGAATATGAAAAAGCCAGGAAGAAAATCGAGCAGGGCACCCAGGCGGAAATGCAGGCAGTCATGGCAGAAGTGGAAAGGATGCAGAACACAATTGCAAGCCTGGAATCCATGGGTGCAAGCCCGACGGTCAACGTGTCATCACCACAGATCAGCCTGGCAAATAATCAGCCGGTGCAGTTACAGGCTGAGATCCATACCACGGTCGACCTGGATGGAAGGACGGTGGGCAAGGCGGTGACACCCTACGTCAATGAAAACATGAACACAATACGGAACCGGCAGAGGAGGGGAAGCTGATGGATGTACAGATCGGAAAGTATAAAATGGGCGATTTTGGGCTGAAACTGTTGGGTGTGGATCTTGGTACGCCGTCCGTCCGGAAAAGTACCGTGACCATCCCCGGCAGGAACGGTGCACTGGACTTGACGGAAGCCATTACCGGTTTCCCAGTGTACGACAATGCAACACATAAGCTGACGTTCGACTTCAAGGACGGGACTTACAGCACATGGCTGTCAAAAGCCAGTGACATCCGCGGGAAACTGCACGGCAGGCGGCTCCCGGTCATCTTCGGGGATGACGGCTATTATTACGATGCCAGGGTAATCGTGGACAGCAGCAAGCTCAACCAGCATTACAGTCAGATCGTGGTCACACTGGATGCAGAGCCGTACAAGCTGGCACGGAAAACGTCACTGGATGACTGGGAATGGGACAGATTCAATTTTGAAACGGATATCATCAGAGACTATAAAAACATCCCGGTACCGGGTGAAATCACGGTCGTAGGGGATGTGATGCCGACGGGGTGTGTTTTTGAAGCTTCGGCGGCGGTCACAGTGACATATGACGGAAAAAGCTATCAGATCCCAAAAGGGCACAGTACGGTGCCTGATATCCTGATCACAGAGGGCATCCATACCATGCAGTTTAAAGGGGATGGCGGCACGGTTTCCGTAGAATACAGAGGGGGCAGGTTCTAATGTATAAGATCACGCTGGATGGTTCCTACCTGTACCATCCGTGGATAAGATGCCGCTGCATTACGGAAGGGGCACTGACTCAGGAAGTCAACAAAAACGGTTCCTGTGATGTCTCGATCGTCCTGGACCATCCGCTTGCGGCATCCGTTCTGCGGCGAAAGTCCATGCTGGAAGTAATCCGGTTCGACCTGACGGGCAGTGAGAAGACGATCTACCGGGGCGTTGTGATGAACACCGTCGAAGACAGGGATCTTGAGATGGAGATCCAAACAGAAGGCGACCTGGTATTTTTTCAGGACAGCATCATCCGTCCATTCCACAAGACCGGCACGGATGTACCGGGAAAGACAACGCCAGGAAATTATTTCAAGTGGCTGGTTAAGAAGCACAACGAACAGGTGGATGATTTCAAGCAGTTCCTGATCGGTCAGGTGACTATTACCGGGGAAGCGGCAGATCGGGAGCGGAACGATTACAGCACCACGAGGGACATAATGGATGAACTCGTCGCAGAAAGCGGCGGGTATATCCGAACACGAACCGTCGGCGGTGTGCACTATATTGATTACCTGGCAGAATATGAACAGGCAGGTGGCCAGGATATCCGGCAGGGGCAGAACATAATTGATGTTACCAAGAACGTCAAGACGGATGACCTTGCAACGCGTCTGATCCCGCTCGGGTCATCGACGTCAAACAACGAATGGCCGGTCACGATCGCAAATGTAAACGGTGGCAAGGATTACCTGGAAGACGCAGCAGCCGTCAAAGAATACGGCATCATCACAAAGACTGTGGAATTTTCCGAGATTCAGGATCCGGCAAAGCTGAAAGAAGAGGGCGAAAAGGCTTTCAAAAAGATTAACGGGGCAAGCCTGGTGACAGAGTTGTCTGCGGTTGATCTGGCAGATGCCGGTTATGATGTTCAGATGCTGCGGATCGGTGAGAAAGTTTCGTGTGCAGCACCCACGTACAACATACAACAACAGCTGCAGATCACCAGGAAAGTGACCGACCTGCTGAAACCGGCAAACAGCAAGGTCACACTTGGCGGTACAACACTGACCTACACACAGCGTCAGCTACAGGCAGGGCAGGGGCGTGTGAAGTACACAACAGTAACAGCGATAACGAATGGGCAGATTGATGAGATCTGCATTTACAGCTAAAAGAAAGGAAGAAAAACATTATGGCAAATTTTTTGGATACAGCGGGATTAACTTATCTTTGGGGCAAGATCAAAACAGCATTATCAGGGAAGGTAGACAAAGTAAGCGGTAAAGGACTGTCTACGAACGACTATACGACAGCAGAGAAGAACAAACTGACAGGAATCGAAACCGGTGCGAACAAATATGTGCATCCGAGTTATACGGCGAAAACAAACGGACTATACAAAGTGACCGTGGATGCAGCCGGACACGTATCTGGTACGACACCAGTTACTAAGACAGATATCACAGGCTTAGGCATCCCGGCATCAAACACGACCTACTCTGACTTCAAGGGTGCAACAGCTAATGCGGCAGGTACACACGGACTGGTACCGGCACCGGCGAAAGGCGATACGGGTAAACTTCTGAGCGGTAAAGGAACATGGGAAGCCATGACAATGGCCTATACTGAGGAAGATTACACGCAAGCATCTGTTGGTCTCACTTTTGCAGGAAGTACCGTAAAAGCAAATATTCCAGTTGCAACTACTGGTAATATGGGTCTCATGCCTCCAGCGATGTTTTCAAAACTGAATGATTTGCCAACAGAGGCAGATTTATCTGGTATCTATGCGAAGAAATCCGACATTACAGGCGTATATAAGTACAAGGGTTCCCTGACAGATGCAACGAAGCTGCCGACTACAGGGCAGGTTACCGGTGATGTGTACAACCTGGAAGCCGCATCTGATTACGGACCGGCAGGCACCAACGTGGCATGGGACGGCAAAGCATGGGATGCACTGGGCGGTCTGTTCGTAGTTGATGCGATCACCAACGCTG